CATACTGGGCACGTTCCCGTGCCATTGCTTTTTCTTGGTTTTCTAACAATGTAGCAGTGATAGCTTTACGATAGTTATCACCGATGCTTGGAAGTTCTGGGTGCTCAAGGATTGGCGCCCATTTCTTCATATTTTCGTCTGCATTAAACATCTTTTATCTCCTAACAGATTACTTTTTATTAAGGGTTTGAGAGAGTACAGAAGAGTACATTGCCATTGATCGAGAAAGCTGAACTTCTTCACCTTCGTCATCCATGGATACGTCTTCTTCAGTATTTGTTACAATTGGTTTTGCAAAGTAAGATTCTTTGATGGTGTTTACTTTCTTAACGAAAGATTCAGCATCTTCGAATTCGACATTTTTAATTAAGCCTTTGAGTTTTTCAACTTCAGTTGCGGCTAAATCTTTTGATGCCTCTGCAATTATTTCTGAGCGCTGTAGAGTGTGTACAGATTCAGTTAAACGAATGTTGTCTTCAGTTGCGCTATTCAGTTGCTCTTCAAGTTCTTCAACTTGAGCTACTAAGTCATCAACCATATCTTTCTTAGACTCTGGTACATCGATGTAATGTTCAACAAATACACCTTTGAGAGCCGTCATGAAAGACTCAGCGATTTCAGTACGAAGACCGGTTTCAACAGCAACACGGTTTTCTTCCATCCAGCTTTCAACAACGTAGTTTAAGTAACCATCTACTTTTTCTACGAGATCAGCTTTAATAGTAGCAGTTTCTTCGTCGAGAGAAACTTTATATTCCTCTTCAAGACGATCAATCTCTTCAGCAATTTTGCTTTTTACAGCAGCTTCAAAGATTGTAGCAGCTTTAGCTCGGAAATCTTCGGTTAAAGACTCATCGGAAGAAACAAGAGCGTCCATATCGGCTTTGAAGTCATAAGATTCTTTCATCTTACCTTTCTTCTTACCATAGGTCTCTTTCATATCTTCTTCGTCTTCATCTTCTTCTTCATCATCGTCGCCATTCATCATAGCTTCGTATGCAGATTGAAGATCACCTTTGTTCAACTTAGACATATGCTTATACATAGCATTGATCATACCTGCTTTAGTTAACATAGCAGCTTCAGTAACTTCTTCGGCCTCTTCGGCTTCTGCAGTAACTTCTACTTCTTCGCCAACTTCGGCATCTTCCGCGACGCTTTCCTCAGTCTCAACTTCAACGTCTTCAACGAGGTCTTCATCATGGAGTTGTACTTCATCAATGTCTTCAATACCATTTAATTCTTCAGACATGTTTTACTCCTAAATGATTTAGAGTTAAAGTTTTGAGAGGAAATCAGTCCACACCTTTAGCTGAGCTTCCGCCAGCTGGGATGAAGATGCCTTTTTGATTTCAGTCTCATATTTTTCAATTTCTTGCGCTTTTAGGATTCCATTATCCCAAATCCATTCAACACCTTCCATAATCCCATTTACGAAGGCCTTTGGAGCTGAGGGATCCTGAACAATGTCTATAGTGGCTAACATAAAGTCTTCACCAACATAGTTCACCCCATTTCTTTGCACAAGTGTACCCATACCACGACTAGAAACACCCAATTGGACACCACCCTCGACCAAACCTTTTACAATTTGACCCATAGGAGTATCTAATATAAGTGCTTTTCCCATCACATTATTTCCGTCCCAAGAGAGTTCAGTAATGCGATGTGAAACTTTATCTAAGTTAATCGTTGGACCATCTGGATGATTTAACTCACCAACAGCACGATTCCTTAGTACTTGTTCGTTAACGTAACGATTCACAGCAGATTCCATAACCGCACGAGGATAAACTCGACCATTGCGATTCTTTTCTTCTGCTGTCATAAAAATACCTTCAATGACAGTATTTTTCTTACCGTTCTTTTCCTCGGTAAGATAGCTTAATTCGCTTTCTAAATGTTCCGTAATAAGCTTCATTCTTATTATACTCCCATTAAATCAGCAAATTCCTTAGCTGATTTTTCTGCTTCTGCGGCAGATTTATATTTGTCATCGAGTAATTCGCCGTCAATATGCACAGCAAATTTAGATCCTTTCTTTGTTATAACGGCTTCTGACTTCTTGCCGATCTTAATCTTCTTGATCGGCTTGCTCGAAGCTTCCGTCAGACTCTGTCTCAGCTGCTTGAAATTCATTTTCTGCTTCTATTTCCTGTTGGTCTATAACGCCGTTATATACAGCATTCGCTAATTCAATTTTCCTACTAGCTAATGCATCAGAGATTTTTGTATTAATAATATCTTTGAACGCATTATTTGCATCACTTGAGTTGCCGCTTACAATGCTATCAATAAAATTTTCAGTACTCATGATATTATCTTATCCTTTAATATATTTATAAAAAATTAATTTTCAAGGTCTGCTGGATTAACATCCTCTTCATCTTCAATTTCACGTGAAGCTTTTTCTGCACTAATTTCTTTTTCCATCTGTTGTACATCAGATTCTGTTTGCATTAAGACATTCTTACGTACCCAGTCTTTAGAGAAATAAGTACCAATATACTGATCTACTTGACCAAGAATATCGATTCGTTCCCTTAAGATTTCGTTATCTTTTAATTCAGCAAAATGAGAATCTTTTAAGAAGTCAATACTGATTAACTCTTTAAATTCAAACCAATCTTGTTCAGTAATAATACCTTTTAACATTAGTTGAGTTTTTAGCAGATCCAGGAATAACCATGAAAACTTCTTACGAAGTCTATCAATAAACTTCTGGAACTTTACTTCGTCTCTTGATATTTCAGTTGAACGACCAAGAGAGAACTGAGCTTCTTGCTCTAAACGATTTACAGGAACATTAAGTGCCTTATATAATTTCTTTTGGAAATATATGATATCGTCAATCTGTCCTAAGTTTTCGCCACCAGGAAGCGTAGTAATCTCTGTACCTCTACCGCCTTCACGACGTGGTAACCAGAAATCTTCAAGTAAAGACATATGTTTACGGTCGTCTTTTACCTCACCGGTTGCAGCATCGTATACCATCTTGTTACGGTAATTAGCCATAACACTCTTCAAGTATTCTTCTGACTTACCCTTTGGTAAGTTACCCACATCGATATAGAAGATACGACGCTCTGGTGCTCGTGAAAGACGATAGATTACCAATGAATCTTCCATCATCCGAAGCTGATTTACCGGCTTAATCGCCTTATGAAGATGCGATAACACCTTCTTACGAGCAGGATCTAATAATCCAGATGTACAATGTTGAATAGCATCTTTCGAAATCTTTAAACCCTGATTTGTGTTTGAAAGAGTAGTATCCTGATAAACGTAATACTCATTAATTTTCTTAATGATATTAGCGCCAGTATTCATATCTTTATCAGATTCAACTTCTCTTACTTTACGAATTCTTGTTGGATCGATTGCGCGTAATTCTAAGATACCCTTTTGTGGGCTCTTCTCATCGACAATAATGTGATAGTACAATCTACCATCAACATACCACTTACGGAAAACGTCGTGGGCATAATGGTTAAACTGTAATAACTCGACTATTCTATAAAATTCTTCACTGATTTGTTTTTTAATATTTTCTGGTTGTTCTAGGTCATCTAACCTAATATCAACAGGAGCAGAATCGCCATCGCCAATAATCGCCTCATTGACAATATCTTCGATTGCTGCATCGCATTCTGGTTGTTGAGCTACATCACGGTACCGACGAATTAGATCGCCTTCAGATTTTGCACCAAATGCTCCATCCATGTCAATGTATTGACCGAAATGAGCTCCAGCACCGGTAGAAATATAGCTAGAACCATCGTCTTCCATAGGAAGTACAAACGATTTTTTCTTCGCTTCTTCTTTCTCAGCTGCTTTTCTTTTTAATTCGAATCCGAATAATTCCACTCTATTTCTCCAAATAACTTATAACAAAGAATAGCGAGGGAGTTTCCTCCCCCACTATTATATCTATACCACCTAATTACGAGGTAGTATCTGATTCCCAATACTGAACTTGTAGCTCTACAGTAAATTCTTCAATTGCGTTTTCAGTGTCAAATGAAACTTCAATCGTAGAAACATTGCTTGGCCAAATACCACGGAAGCTATATTTCTTTAATTCAGTTCCATTCTTATCTAATTGATAAACCGCAGCATCAGCAAAATAGTCAACAGTATCAGTAGAACCTGTATTCGTATTATGATTGTTGATGAGATTCATCCAACGCTCAAAAGCATTGCGTAAAGCAAAGTTTGTATCATTGATAATAGTAATTGTCCATGGCTCAAATGTACGATCACCAGCGATCTGCATTTGACGTCCACGGAATGGAACTGTAATCGGAGCAATTACTGAACTTGGTAATTGTGCTGCTTTAATTAAGAAAGCACCAACTTCAGTATCAGCTGCTCCACCAATTCCTACTGGCCAACCCATTTCAACCTTAAAAAGGTTGGAACGAGCACCGCCGCCAGTTAATTTAGATTTAAAATCATCTACACCTAAGATAGCCATTTTTTTATTCTCCTATTTTCTTATTAACCGACGATTTCAGAGAATTCTACACCAGTTCGGGTAGCAATGAAATTGAGTGTAATAAAGTTGATGGAACGAGCTGGCTTGATATAGATATCAGCTACGAATTGATTCGTATCGATAATATCGCCAGTGTTATTTGTCTCATCACATATTACAGCAAAATCAGTGATACCACGACGACCCTTAACGTCACGTAAGAATGGTTCTACCATATTACGGAACATAGCTCGTGTGAATTCATCGTTGAGTTCGAACAGTTGATATTTAGCGGCAGTCGCAATTGCTTTTTCAAGAACAATGAATAAGCGACGTACATTAATGCGATCGAATGCAGAAGGTTTAGCTTGAGCAGTCTTATCTCCATAAAGTACTGTTCCTTGACCAGGAAAAGCTACAATAGGATTAATACGCGCTTTATAAAGCGCATCCCTTTCTGCTTGTTTAGGATTAAATGCAATCTTAGTAATACCCAGGATTTGACCGCGAGTAAATCCTGCGGGAGAGAACCAAGGATCTGCTACGTCATCAGTGCTAGCACAAAGACCAGCCATATGACCTGCAGCACCAATCCAAGTATAAGTGTCGTTATACTTATCATATACTTTTAATGCAGTAGAATCGATGAAACCGTACGAAGATGCAGTTACAGTTGAAGCCCAAGCTTCTACGTCAGTAGCAGCTTGACTTGTTCCAACACTATCAGCAATAGGTGGAGATACAAATGCAACAATATCTTTACGATCAGCGGCAATAGCAATTAAGTAGTTTGCCATGGCAACTGCGCCGTTTGCGTCTGGAGCACCAAACAATAAATTAACATCTACTGTTTCAGCATCTTCAAATAAATCATAAGCTGTTTGAAGATTACCAGTTGTGACAGCTCCACCAGCAACACCGCCGGTTAATTGCACATCAGCTACCGTAGTTGCACCAGATGCATAATCTGCCGTAGCAGAAGTTGCAGTACCAGCGTTAGCCATATTAGTAGCGTGACCACCAAAATACACGTAGTTAGACGTATCGTTGATAACATCTACATAGTAATTAGATGCACCATCAGCAGCTTTTGCATCAGATGCCTGTGATACGTATGCAAATCTTTCTAAAACTGTATCTGGAGTACCGGTAATAGTACCATCAGTATCTACTACGATAATATGCATTTCATCATTTGCAGCACTACGAGCATCGGCATAATCTGAAGTGCCAGGAGCACCATCAAACTGGCCAGCATAGTCCCATGATGAGAAGGTATCTACATCTGCTTGTAATACTGATACAGTGATGCTGTTACCTAGAGTTCCAGGATAACGAGCAACGAATGTTCCAGCACTTGTCAGAGTTGCATTATCATAATCATCACGATTTTTGATAAGCAAAGCTGTACCTGCAGCTGCGTTTTTAGCGTCATCATGAACCGCACGAACTACTTTGAGAGCATTTCCGTACTGTAAAAATGATGCCGCAGTTAAAAAGTATATTGAGTTACTGGAACTAGGCGTACCAAAGACTTTAGCTAATTGCTTTTCAGAACTAACTAAACGGATTTCTTCAGCAGGCCCCCAGTTAAATTCGCCAGCGAATCCACCAATAGAGGTAGACACAGCTGGTATAACGTTTGTCAGGTCGATTTCTCGGACCTGTACACCAGGTGATACTTGGAAAGCCATTGTTTTTCTCCCAAAATAGATTTAAAAACTCTATGTTATAATATGGAACATAATACGATTTTTATCAATTCAGTATTATTTATATAATTCCAGTTTCTATCGTTTCCCAGACCTGACCGCCCTCAACTTCATAGTGTGAGGTTCTTCCGTCATCAAACACGCCGACTGGAACCATATCATCTTCCATAGCTTTTACTTTTTCTTCATAGAGCATTTTTTTCATATCGATATCAGTTAGTTCATTGAAAAACCCTGTTGTTGTAAACCAACCAAATAATACTAAGTTCATAACTAAATCGTCATGATTACCTGCTGATGCCTCATATGAGTTACCACGAATAACAAAGGTTGATAGCTCTATAATAGTTTCAGCATCATTAATTTCTAATTTATTTTGTTCAATAAGGTCTTTTAAATTTGAGCATCCTATTCTTTTTACTTTACGATTCATTGTAACGCCAATAGAATTTGCTTTTATTAAAGATTCTACATAGACATTTTCATATTCTAAATCGTAGTATAAACCATTACATACAACTGCACCTTGATCGTTTGATTCAATAATAACATATGCTTGATTGTACATGTTTGCATATTTGTATATCACGTCTGGGAATAGCAACGGAGATATATTATTATTTCTGAATATACAAACTTGTTTAAATGGTCTAGAGGTAATATCAATAATGTTAAACGTAGAATAGTCTTGGCCACGACCCTTAGCAACGTCAACAAATATCATGTATTCTTTGTTCGGCGCTGGCTCGTCATAGATCCGAATATTTTTATCAAATCGTACTGGATCCTTTGCGCTTAATTTTAATAAAGCATCACCGTCAACTAGTGTATTACCTGTTCCATGGAATGTGTTTCCAAATTCCTGCTGGAACTGAAGCTCAGACGTATTTACTATTGTCTGCTTCTTCCATACTTCATCACGACCAGGAACATCCCACCAATTTACACGGAATGATTTAAATTCATTCGTCCCTTGAATAGCGCCTTCATATAGCTTATGATATACGTTACCTAAACCGTTTGCTGTTGAAGTAATAATGACTTGAGTTTCTTTACCAGATGCAATTACCGGATATGTAGATGTATAAAATTGAGCATCATTCTCTACAAAGGCAAACTCATCTAAGAAGAGGAGATTAACAGACATACCACGAATAGAATTGCCAGACGTTGCAGCAGCTAGAATACGAGAGTTATTTGAAAACTCGATCGATCCTTTATTAAGTGCTTTACAACCAGGCTGTAAAAAGAATGGTAAATTTTCAAGCATTAGTGTAATGCGTGCTAACATCTCACGAGCAGTCGCGCCTTTGTTTGCAAGAATAGCTACAGTTTTTTCTGGATTAAACAATACATACCAAAGAAGATATGCACAAGAAGAAATCGATTTACCAGATTGACGACATGCTAGTATTATAGAAAATCGATTCTTTTTAAAATGATTAATCATTTGTTCTTGATAAGGATATAGATCAAAAGGGACTAATCCTTTATCAAGGGAAATAACTTTTACATAAGTACGAGCAAAATAGCAAGGATCTTTCATGCACTTAGCATATTCACGAACTTCGTCAATACTAAAGTTCTGTTCTATACCATCGCGCTTGACATTCGGATTGCCTAAATATCCGCTACTATTATTCTTCAGGGTCAATGACATGAGATTTCTCTTCAAATTTCTTGGCTAGCATCTTTTGTAAATCAGTAGTGCTACCAACGAATACATTATTTTGTGTCATGCTATTTGGAAGGGCTTGTTGATTACCAATCTTTTCGATATCTTTCTTTTTCTTTTGGTTGTCTAATAACCGATCAGCGATCTCAGCATTTTGTTTTAACATGTTTGATAATACTTCAAAGGCACGTGGATGCTCAGAATCACGTGCTAATTCAATCATAAGATCTAAAGCTTGATCACCTTTTTCTAATAAATCGTAATATTTCTGGCGGGCAAACTCATAGTCATCATCAGTATCAGTTTTATTTAAGTTCATGGTGTAATCTCGTTATCATCAGTTTTATCAATTCCAGTAACCGACGTTTTTTCACTTTGACTGACTGCTTCAGCCGTTATTTCTTCTAAGAAACCATATGTATCAAAATCATTTAAATCAACAGAAGAAGTAAGAATAACATTCTTATCTTCAATTGGTCCATAGAATCTTACACGTGTTTCAAATTCCATAGAATAGATGATAGCACGACGAGTTACAAAATCTCCCTCGTAGTCTTCAGTCATAATAATAGAGTTTAAAACAATTGGAAGATCGTGTTTCAATCCTAAGTCAGGTAAATCATTAATTGTAATAGTATATTCAGGTTGAAAATATGGAACGATTTGTTCTAATACCTGTAAAGCATCATCTTGATTCTTTGTAATTACGCTTAATGATAATCCAATCTTATATGGGGAAAATGCATAAACCGATTGTCTAGACCCATCACTAATAGTTCCTGATTTAAACTGATTCATCTTATTAATCTTAGATTCGGTATCATAAGTTAAAGATGTAATCTCAAATGATAAACGAGGCAATTTAATTGCCACAGCAGGATCAGTGAAATTTGGTTCACCTTCTATTCGTGCCAAGAATTTTTGTGTTGGTCCATATGCTAATGGAACACGATTTATTTGTTTAACTTCTCCAGCAGCATCTTTTCGAATGACTTTGATATCATTAAACAACGATCCAAATGCTGCCACAGTTTTACGAATAATCGCATGATAAAAATAATTATTTAACATCAAAAGTCTCCAAACGGATTAGATTCCGTGAAATCTATAATTCCTTCAACTGCTTGCTCAAACTCTTGATTCCGTGCTTGGTTATCGTTTAAGAATGCATTCTTATCTGTAGTATCATCAATATCATATACGTCTTGAATATCCCAAATTGCACCTGAGGTTAATCCTTCAACAGAAACCGATGTTACAAATTCATGGTAATCGCCATCAGTAGTTAACCAGTCAACTAAATCCAATCTATATCTTTCTGGAACGTCAGAGAGATAAGTTATATTACTAATTCTACCTTGGACATATTCACCAGTAGAACCAATCTCCTGTTGAATAGTTTCGCCAACTACAAAGTCTGTTCCATTTGAGTTTTCTATTACTAATGATAAAACAATAGGAATAGTTATAACAGGATTATCAACGTCTTCAACACCAGTATCAATAGTTTCTCCAGAGTATTCAAAGAGCTCACACTGAAGTTTATAAATTGGAAGATTAGATAGCTGATAGAAAGGTTGTTCGTGCTCTACAAAACGAATTTCAAATAAAGATTTAGTAATAGGAGAATAAATTAAGTCTCCTTCATTTGGCCTAATTGAATTAATTCCGTTATTATAGACGCCTATCAATTGCTCCCAACGTCGCTTTGAAACGATGAAGGTAGCCTGATCTCGTATCTCTACGCCAAACTTAGAAAGAAGATTATTATCACCATCGAATCCATCTAGATTCTCTAAATACATTTCAATGGCATAAGCGGAAGTGAAATTAGATTCAATATCCTCATTTAATATATCATCACGTAAAGCTATTTCTCTCGGAAGATAATAGACGTCTTGTCCATACATCTTTAAAGATTCAATAACGATATCTTCATACAACAATTGTTCTGTGCGAACCTTTGGAGAGAAAAAAACATTCGTTGCCATAATTTATCCTACGTAGAAATCTACTGGCATTTCATAATTCAGCTGCATTTGCTCGCGAATTCTTTCTATTTCAGCCGTTGCATCCTCATATATTTGACGACCATTCAACGTAACACCACCTGGAAGTTGCATACCTTCAAATTTAATTAGGTTAGCGCCCCATTGTTGTTTAATAAGTTGTGTAGCATATTGCTTTAAGAACATATCGTTATATGCATCTGTAAATTCTGTTGGATCAACTACAAGCATACACTCTAATACTATATAGTCATCTTCTAAAACGTCAGCTTCCCAATCGATATCTAAATATATACGATTCATATGACGATTAAATCTAGAAACAGTTTCTAATCCATTCAAGCTCATATCAAGCATTGCAATGTATTGTTGAACCATTTCGTAATGTACTAAGTCGCCAATATAACTTAAATCGTAAATATCATTTAAGTGTAATTGGTATTTAACATCAAACATGTTAATAGAAGACGAGCGATTAGAAAGAGGTAATATTCTCTTAATATAAAGAATATTATCTGTAACTGTAATATACTTATTTGCTATATCTGCTGCTGTTATTTGATGTTTAACATACATTCTCATGGTAGCATCAGAATGATATTCTTGATAAAATTGTAACGCATCATCGATACGATCTTCAATTTGATCATCATCAATATTGACTTCTATTACCGGTGCGCCTAAACGACGCAAGCAATAATCGATCAATTGTTGTCTAGAATTAACCATGCTATTATACCTTAGTAAGTACCGCCATCAATTGATGTAACAGTCACATTACCAGTTGTAACTGTAAAGTTATCAGTAGAGAATTTAGCAACACCTAATACCGAAGAAGTTGCTGTTGCAACAGAGTAGTCAATCTTATTATTTGCATCATCATATGTAACTGTAACATTAGTTTGTGTACCAGCAGAAATTGCTGCTCCAACTGCATCTTGAGCTGCTTCTGTAAAGTCAGTAACCGCAGTAGATACAATAGAAATGTTTGTGTTTGATGCATTAGTAATTCGACCTTGAGCATCAACAGTAAACGAAGAAACAGCGGAAGCCGAACCATATGTACCAGGAGTAACCGCAGTATTATCAAGATCAAAGGTAACTTGATTTGTACCTACAGTTGATGTTAGTCCAGTACCACCAGTAAATGTAAGGGTTTCAGTTAATAGCGCGATGCCATCAGAATTACTACCGTCTGTAATATTTAACGTAGTAGCAATATTAACCGAACCAGCTGCTGTTAAACGACCATACGTATCAACAGTAAACGTTGGAATGGCTGTTGCTGATCCGTAAGAACCAACACTTACACCAGTCGATGTAAGATCAAGAGTAACCGCTGCAGTTTCTGTACCAGAGTTGGCAACAGTAATATTTGAATTACCAGCATCAGCAATCGTAGCAACATAGTTGCCAGTAGTATCTGTACCAAGTGCTACGGAATTAGCCTGGATCGCAGTAGAAATATCTACATTACCAGAACCATCAAAAGATACCGAACCAACAACATCTCCGCTTAATGCAATCGTACGTGCTGTTTGTAAAGCAGATGCAGTTGTCGCATTACCGCTTAATGCACCATAGAACGTGGAAGCTTGAACCTCTGCTAATGCAAATGAAGCATCGGAGGTATCAATGAATACGTCATCGTCTGGTTCAGGAGTATACGAATCAAAGAACTTAAACTTACCGTCAGTAGCATCACGGAATACACCAGCGTGAGCATATGTTCCGTCGTTATATCCAGCTGCCCAACCTAAATCTGGGTTAGTGTTTGTCTTCGCTCTTGCTGTACCACCAGAAACATACGTATCGGTGTTTGAAGAAGAAATCGTAAAGTTATCACCACTTACGCCAGTAATCGTTTCACCACTTACATCAAATGACGATGGCGTAACACCACTTACATCAACACTCATACCAACTACATAGTTGTGTCCAGAAGTTGTGTATGTCACATCTGTACCATCACCAGAAGCGGCGGTGATAGTAGCTTCTGAACCTTGGTTCAGATAAATCATGTTATCTGAAACAGATAAGTTCTGAGCAGATACTGTAGTTGTGGTACCAGAAACCGTTAAGTCTCCGGAGATAGTAACGTTTGTTGCATCAATATCAGCAAAGGTAACGTTATCGGTTGTGCCGACTGCCTGGCCAATTGCAATTGTAGGAGTAGCACCCTCACCGGTATTATTCGAGAGAGTAACACCTGTTCCAGCTACTAAGCTAGCTACATAATTACCAGTAGTATGAGTGCCAAGAGTTACGGAATCGTTATCAAGAGTAGTATCAAATGTGGCATTTGCAAGATCGGTTATGGTAAATGAACCAGATATTGGTCCAGTACCAAGTGTTACAGTAAAGTCATTGACATCAAAGTTGATAGCATCATTTGCATCATCGTATGTTACTGAGATACCACCTTGAGTACCACCAGCAATCATCGCACCAATATCATCTTGGAAGTATTCTAGATTGACTGCACCTTCTAAGTAGGCTTTAGTAACAACATCTTGTGCATTAACTGGATCTGCAACATTGATAATCCTGGTTGAACCTGCGGAGATCAGGCCTGCGCCATTTGGAGATAATACAATGTTGCCATTAGTATCTGTTGAAGATATTGTATTACCGTCAATCGTAATATTATCAATATTTAAAATATCAATTTTATTACTCGAGTCGGTAATAATAGCAGAATTAGCAGTAAGAGTACCCTTAGCATGATCCATCATATCGGTGAAGTATTGTCCACCAATTACGATATGAGTAGCGGCATCTCCTCCTGTTTCGGCTCCATAACCGATATACAGTCTGCCACCACCAGCTACTGATCCATAATTAGCAGCAGAGTAAGCTAATACACCATCTCCTAGTACCGATGGATCACCGGCGGTACCGGATCTTTTTATTCTTATTAATGTAGACATTTAGTTTCTCCGTAACTCCTAATTAGTAGTGGCCGCCTTCGATACGAGTCCCATCGTCCATATCAGCCTTAGCTTTCCATAAACCGCTAGTTTCATCATATATTAAAACTGCACCTTGTTCAAGTGCACTAAAATCGATATTCGTTAAATCGTTTAAAGTCCTTGGCGTACCAATTGCAACAGTTTCAGCTCTTGCAGTTGATCCGGTTTTAATTCTAGCTTTTAATGTATTGGCATCAGATGTACCAACAATAGCCTTAAGTGCCATTACTATCCGACCCTTGTTACGCTAGGAGTTAAAATGAACTGCCCTTCTATAACTCGTGTAACAACATTTGTACTTGATACTATTTCAATATCGTATAAGTACCTTCCAGCTTTCATAGCAGACGTTACAGCTGCGGTTAAACTAACAGACACAACACCTGAAGTAGGATTATTAATAGCAGTGACAAAAGAGGTAGAAGTAGAAGAAGTATAGCTCCTTCTAATTTGGCCTCTTGCAGTATAATCAGTTAAATCAATAGGCGAATCGTCAACGTCAACGACTGTTACTTCAGAAGAGAAGTTAGATCCTTGATCTGCTGTAATGTCAGCGTATATTGCCATAGATAAATCCTACGTGTTTTCTATTATTTATAATAAATAAAAAATTAAAATAGTACTATTACCTAACTATTTATATGTTCTGCGGAAACAAAAAAGGGCCTTTCGGCCCTTTTATTTAAGTTTTATATTCTATTTTTTTATTAAATGGAGGTGCATTAGGATGCTGTTCTTTCTTATTTTGTTCTGCGTTTTTCGGCCTTGTGTCTCTAGGCGGTGAATGTGGGAAATTAATAGGTCCATGCAATGGCCGATATATTTTTTTTAATTCTATAGATTTATCATAAAACGCCTGAGCTCGTTCAATATAATCTGTTTGCCATGGAAATAAGAGCCCTGACCATTTACAATTAACCATGTTAATTAATTTTTTTAAAGGATCTTTAGCTGAAAATAAAATACGCGAAACTGGATAATACACACCAGTTGATTCGAATTTATATGCGCTAATGTTTTCTATTTCCTTGCCTAATATAATTGCAAGTGTAGCCATTTCTGAACACGTTGTTACATAAATCTTTTCGGCATTTTGCAAAAAGTATAAACCAGATAAGTCAGGAGAAATTATTCTATTCCATCCACCACAATTAGATGAAATCATCTTAGAAAATTCATCATTTGTTAAAGGGTGTGGTTTAACCATTATCTCTTCATCTTCACCACAAATTCTTGAAACAATATCTGAACTTGCAATTGGGAGAAGATTACTTCCAGGCATAAAAATAACTTTTTTAATATTTTTAAACTTGTTTGGAATCTCACCTTTTAATACATACTTATCTTTGATAAGTGATTTTAATTTATCATGTGTAGAATCATCATCAGATTCTTCTTCTGAAGCTAATTGCATGATTCTTGTATTGATGTCGATTGAATGGGTTTGAAGATACATTCCACCGGCAATTTCAGTGTATGTAAATTCTGTAAAATTGGTTGGTTGATTACACGTTACATCATAACTAATAGGATATGGGCATA